CTTGCCGACGTAGTCTTCTCCTAGCTCGAGGGTATAGTAGACGACGTTGAAGCCTTGCTGGACTGCATGAGCGCCAGCAGCAACCATCATCCAGGATTTACCTCCACCCGGATTACCGAAGATGATAGCGAGGTCTCCAGGTCCCCACCCCCCTTGTATGGCCTGGTTGATAGTAGCCCAGGGGGTGGAGACAGTCGGTCGGTAGTCTTCTCGGTACCGGCTCTCGATATCCTTAAGGTATTCATGACCGATATTTTTATCCATACCTGCTTTCAAAGCAGCCTCAATCATTCCTCGGATAGAGTCGTAGTCACCTGCATTCAGCAGATCGGCGCTATCCATAAGTGCCTGCTTAAGCTTCTGATTCTTGCAGAAGGTATTGAACTCTTCCTGGACGTACTTTAGGTCCTCTTGCGAGGCTTGGTAAGAGTTTCGAAGCTCTTCCTTGATAGCAGTCTTAAGAACATCGTTTTCAACTTTCTGAAGTTCGATCCTTAGAACATCTAGCGAGATAGTAGTATGGTACTTATCAAAGTATGCAAGAGTATTCTTGATGATCCATTTATGGGAATCAGCATCAAAGTATTCTTCGATGATAGTATCCCTAACATTAAGTAGGAATGTTTTATCAGTAAGTAGCGAACCCAGTACTTTAATCTGAAAACCTTTACCGTATTGACTGAGCTTTTGTAGTGTCACTTTTTAACTGTTAAAATGTATCTGAAGGTTTCTAACCAACTTTCTGTGTTTTTCGTAATTCCGTGTTGGATGTTGTCTTGCTGGAGCATTAACATAAATGCTGTTGCATTTAACTGCTGGCAGGGCGATCCTAGGACATCTAATATAATACTAATCTGGGTGTCTGACAACTGTGGCTCCATAAGATTCATCAGTCCGTAGTTTTGATCTACGACGTGCTTGCGTTCTAGGATCTTTGCAAGGATCTTAGTCTTCTGCACACCCTCCTCACACACCTCGTAAACGTAGTCTAGGTCGGTGTTAGGGATAGAGGCGAGGTTCGGGAAATGTTTGAGGACACCCTTTATTCCTAGCCCCTTAACACCTTGTAGGTTATCGGAATTATCTCCTAGCAATGCTTTTACAATCAAGTAATTGCTTGGGAGAACGCCCTGCTCCTCTAGCACCTCTGCAGGTCCGTAGTTTTTCTTCTTTATAGGGGAGTGGACCCGGACATTATCGTTGACAACCTGCATGAAGTCCTTATCCGAAGACACGATCGTGACTTTACTCTCGCTAAATTCCTTAGCTATAAAAGCAATTACGTCGTCAGCCTCTACCTTGTTTATAGCAAGCAAGTCTACCGGTAGCATATGTAGGTATTCTACCAGTCTCTCGATCTGTGCGGACATAGAAGCGTACTCCTGGTCCTTGTTGTCGTACATCTCCCAGTTGGTGATCCGGCTAAGGTTGCGGTTGGCCTTGTAGTCTGAGTTGACTAGCTTCCGGGCGGCTGTAGAGCCGGGTCCGTCAAAGACAATTATAATCCTGGTAGGATCAAAAGTCCTAACTAGAAATCCTAAGCTCTTAAGGAACCCAACAAGACCCCCGACATGGGAGCCTTGCGGATTCATAAGATTAATCATCGTGAAATTCCTTATAAAGGTATTCATCGCGTCGATAACTAGGATGTTATCGTTAAGTCTTCTGGGTTCCGATACCTGGATCTTAGCCAGCATATCGTCGTACTTACCCACTATACTTCCATGTTAAGGTCGAACTCAATTCCGATGTCTCGGATGTCTTCTTCCATACTACCTTCCTCCACCAGCACAAAGTCGGTTGAACCGAGGGTCGTGAGCCAGTAATCGGAATGTTGCTTCTTATAGTTATCGATTGCTTTCTTTTCGTCTTCCAGGAAGCCGTGAGTAGTCATGACGATCGCACCTCGGGTAGTAATCCCGTTGATGTGGTTCTTATCTACCTGGATCTTGGTACGCTTGGCAAATTCTACCTGCTTACCTCCTTTGATAGCCTTGATCTTGCTGGTGCCGGAGTTGGTGATGTTACCAAAAGTAATCACCAAAGTAGCATCATACCACATCGCCATACCGCCTTTGTTCTGAAGCTTGGGCTGTTCCATCGGCATGCCGGGTTTCATAGTCCAGACCTTGTTGATAGCAACTAGAGTGTTGGTGTAAGGCTGACCTTCCTTCCTAGATAAGAGGATTTTCTGGTTGACGTTATTACCGAACTGGGTGCTCATAGCGCCGGCATTCCACTCGTTGTTGTTCTTGTTAGAACGGACTGAAAGCTCGCATGGTACCGAACCAATTGAATCCCATAGGAATAAAAGGTTGTGGGGTAGGTCGCCTTTCTTCTGCTCATCAATTAGATCGAGAATAAACGTTGATACGTCTTCGATAGTATTGATGTTGCCTCGGTCTACGTAAAGGAAGAAACCTTCGAAGTCAGTGATCTCTCCGGTGTCCTTATCAGCAACCTCTTGGAACTGCAGACCCATCTCCCGGGCATGCTCCCAGCTCCACTTCATCTCCGTGATAATGAATACCGGAAGTACTCCCATCTTCTGGGCTGCTACTGCAGCTTCTAGCAAAGCGGTAGTCTTTCCGGTATCACTATGACCTCGCAAAAGCGTGATGTGACCTTGAGGGATGCCAGGAATCGAAGTGATATCCTGGAAAGCTTTAGATAGAGGGATCCATTTCTGCTCTTTGAACTTAACGCTAGCAGATGCCAGGCCCTTGTTCTTCTTAAACTTCCCGAGGTCGAAGTTATTCTTGATCGCTGCTTGAGCGACTTCAGAAATGCCTTTTTTAGCCATCCTTAGAAAGGTAGGTCGTCAGTATCCTTGAACAGATCGTCGAACTGACTTACTGCGTCTTTCTTCTCTGCGACTACACTCTCAAGAGTAAACGACTGCTTAGGTGCCTGGACGGCAGCAGGAGCTGATTGGATAGGAGCCGGTGCTGATTCTTCAGCAGTCTCTTCCCCGCCTGATAAGTAGTTTTCCAGCTGCTTTTTAATAAAGTTGAAATCGTACTTAGAGAATGAATCAACAGCTACGGGCTGATTTTTAATCCATGACTCTACTTTTGAGTTATCATCAGAAAGAGGAGTCTGCTTAGGACGAATACGTACTGATGTCGAGGGGTAAGGGTTACCTTGAGTAAGCTCTAGAGTCATATCCCATCCGTTGACAACGTCGGTGTAGTCTCCGATCTCCTCGTCTTCTGCAAGCTGTAGGAGAGTCTTGTAGACTTCCTTACCAAAGCTCCATAGACGAACTCCTTTATCTTCTTCACCCCGTACTACTACTGGTGCGAAAACTCGCATCTTAGGAGAGATCTTTCCTGACAGCGACCAGTTGTCTTTGTCGGAAGTCTTACGAAGTTCGTTTACGAAGTTAACGATTGGGTCTTGCTCCCCGAAATTGGTAAGAGCAATCATTGGGTACTTTCCAATACCGTAGTGGAAATACAGCTCCTTGAAAGGATAGGCTGGATTGTCGAAAGCTGGTACGATTCGGATCTGGTGCTTGCCAAAGGCCGGCTTCCAGAAGATCTTTTCGTAGTCTACTTTTTCGCGTTCTTGACGACCACCACTCTGCATGGCGGACATCTTTTGTTTAATGAGGGATAAATCCATAATAATAAAAACTGATTAATAACTGTTATATAACTAATTTAAGAAAAAAACCTTTACGATCCAACTCAGAGCTCAACTATTTTGTGGAGCCTGGTGTTGATTCGTTTCAGTTCATTACCGCGGGTAAGCAGGATGCAGTTGCGGTAGTCGTTCCAATCTACTCTGTAGTTGGGATCAAGGTACCCGTCATTCAGCTCTTTGATAAGCGTATTAAGGGCGTTGATAGTGTAAAGGGTGTTAGATTCTTTTTTCCGATGAACCAAAATCGTGTTATCTAAAAAGTTAGCAACGTTGTTAAAGTCAACGTTATAAGTACAAATAAACTCATCGTTGCTTTTTGCATGGAGTACAAAAATCTTGCTATATAGAATAGTATACCTCTTACTGATCGTAGAGACTAGTTCTTCAAGATGTTCTTCTGTGGTAAAGGTACAGAACAATTTATTACTCATGTCGTCATTCCAGGTTAAGGTTTCACTGACGAAGTCATAACCGGATATAGGTGGGAATTCAACTTCCATTATAAATATAATTTACTAGTCTAAAACTAGATTATTGCCAAACTTAAACTTAACAGGGTATTTTCCCCCCTGTTCTAGGATTTTCTTTAGATTCTCTAACGTCTCTTTACCATCCTCAAGGAAGAAGTCAAACAAGATAGCATCATAAGTATATAACGTAACCTTTGTTTTTTTGGCTTGGAGGTACTTTAGCACCTCTTTTAATATAAGAACGTTCCTGCTTGTTTCCAAACTCTGGATGACATAGTTAAAAAGTTTCTGAGGATTCATATCCTTTAGGGTACTATAGAAGGGCTTCTTAGAGATAGGAGCATACACGACTCCGTTCTCAAGGAACTCCTTCCATAACTGGGTAGTGTAGATGGATACCCTATCAAAGAATTCGATATGTCGCCATTTGTCCGGTACCCCTCCGTACATGATCTGGAAGGTATTGGTCTTGGATTGCTGGTATTCTTCCGGGGTAAGTTCCTGTTTATTGAAGTATAACCTGCCTAGCTGCAGGTGCACACTCTCGGAAGTAAACTCGTACCCTAGCTGTTCGGCGATAAGCCGGATGTGATATCCGTCGAAATCAAACTCTACAAATCGTCCACTACGCGGGATAAAGCACTTTCGGTATTCGTCTTTTTTGGGGATCGCGGCGAAGTTAACACTATTAAAGGCAGAAGTAGGACGGCTAGTGGGATTATAAAGATTATAACTAGTAAAGCAAATGTTATCTGCAATGCTAAATTTTGGATTAGCAGGAGTAAACTTTTCAATAAATTTGTCATAAATAATTCTAATTCCAGATTGTTCAGCTAAATAAAAAACTCCGGTAGTTAACCGGTTATAGAAATCCCAGGCCGGTAGCTCCAGTATATAACTATACTCTGAAATGACTTCCTCTAGAGATCTATAGTTCCTCTCACATCTCTCAAAGAGTTTTGAGATAGGGATGATAGAGTTTAGGTCGGGTTTATCCCTGTGGTGATTGTAGTACCAGCTTATGACTTGAGGAGGGTTGGGTAGTTCTAGACTCTCGTACTCTGCCATAGAGTACATCAGGTTTATATCATTGCAGTTACCGTGAGAGAAATGATATAAGAAGCTTTTTTTGCTGTAAGTAAAAAGGGTAGTGTACTGGTCTAAGACCTTCTGTACGTCGGTCTTTGAGACGTTGAGGCCTTCGGTGTGGTTTATTGGAATAATATAGCCTGGGTGGTCACCCAAAGGCCGTACATACACAGCCACGCTGCTGCCAAGTATACTATGATAATAGTCATTCCCTGCAATAACCTCAGCATACCCCCCCTGTCGACCCAGAGCCGAAAGGTGACTAAGCTGCTCTTGACTCTCGACGATATAAAACATAACCCGTTTGCATAACCTTTTCTAATATACGAAAGAACTTTCATATTACAAACTGCGCTAGGTTGTTTAAAAATTTTCTAGCACCGGGGACTTCCTTATCAGCTAACTCTCTAGATTTATTGTTTATAGAGGCAGCACCGAATAAAACAACCCCATCAACTAAAGTATCTTCTAGAGGTCCAATTATAGTCCAGAAGAGCTTGGTGGTGATGTACCCTGGGTAGTAGTACCGGGTGTCATTATTATTTAATGCAATATAAGTATCTAAAGTAATCTCACAAACTTTTCCTGTAAGTTTTTCTTTGGCTAAATACCTTATAAATTTAGAGTTCTGATAGTCTAGCCGGGTAGGGACCGGGTAGTAGATGGGGATAGGTAGGGTTCTCTTAAGAGCAAATGCTTCAGCATTATTCCTAATCCTATCGTAGGTGGTCTTGTTTACTGGGAGGTTAGGGGTTTGCGATTCGTCTATAAAAGGAACAAGGAGGTTGTTTGCTCCGTCTCCAGGCCGGCGGCCGGTGTATGAGCGGTTGTTAGAAACTTCAAAGTAGTAACCTACGTAAGAAGTAGTTTCTCCTTCTAGTGACCACTCTTCTCCGTTAGTAAACTTTCCGCCAATATATTTAGTTTTAGGTAAGTACATCTTGTTTATCTCTTAACAATAGGTCCACTCCACATGAAGTCTGAAAATTTCTGTACATAAAAAGCTTCTATATTTTTCTCGTCTTTAAACCTAGTTCCCCATGGTGATTTGTCTAGAGCTCTCATAGCGTTTTTTATATCTACTGTACTTTTAATTGCCTTAATTTTTTCAATAAGGTCTGTGTAGTACCCGTTCTTTAAAGTTTTAACAGTAGCGTCGATTCCGATCTTTCTGTTGGTGTAGTTCTGAACGCCAGTAGTATCTGTAATTCTATTAAAGAAACTAGAATCGGTAGTTTTTTGAGTAGTGTTAAAAGGATTCCAAGCCGCTTGAGCTCCCTCTTTCTGTCTCCAAATTTCAAAAAATCTTAATTGAAAACTGTTAGGAGCTGTTACACCTAGTCCTGTGTAAACATCCTTAAAGAAGTCGGCAGTTTCCTGTGCAGATAGCTGCGTAGTGCCTCTGTAACGATCTCCTAAAGAGCTTGTAGATTGTTCGGTAGGTGCTTGCTTAAGATCCCTAAGTACATGGACTTTTGTTTTATGAGTTGGACCGGTGATGTAAAGCTGTGATCTTACAACTGTATTCCAGCTCTGACTAGTGACTTGGTGTTCTAATCCTGTAATGAGAAAAGCAATACCATTTGCATCGGTGCCTCTGTAAGTGTACGGGAGAACTATTTTATTGACTCTAAAACTTTCCATAATTTTAAAGCCGGAGATTCCTTCCAGGGTAAGTTCTAACTCAAAAGGTATAATAAAACTGTAGGCTGGATTGTTTACCTGACCGGTAGCGTAAGCTACATACGTAGAGTATTGACTTACTGCCGACCTAATTTGTCCATCTGAGTATGTGTATTTTCTAGTACCATCAGGGTTAGTTAACTTTCCGTAAAGTTCTATAATAGCTTTTTGTACTTCGACTAATTTTTCGAGCTCTAAAGTTATTTCTTTAGTTAGATCTTCCTCTTTTTGTTTTTTTACTTTACTGGCCTGGGGATCAGTTCGTTCAACAATAATCCTGTCCTGGAGGCCTCTATTAAGGAATGCTAATCCTGTAGCTTCAATTCCGGTTGAGTAGGGTGATGCTTGAGCTGAAATAGCAACCATAGTCCCGATCCGCGGACTTAGCTTGCTTGTTAAGTTGAAGTTGCGAACGATACTGTCTCTGCCTGAAATATTAATTTGAGAGATATCAGCAGAAAATTTAGTTATAAAGTTTCGGTCTACTATTGCATATTTTGCTGTATCTTCAAAATACTGCAGCTGCAGATTACTCACTCCACCGGTAGCAATATTAATACTTTTGAGAAGACTTTCTAAAAAGCTGTAAAGAGTTACCTCTCCTTCACTATCTATAAAGGAATTTAAAGTTGATGTAATATTTCTAATATTTACGTATATATCTAGAATATTTACATCATCGACAGTAGGGGGGATAGTATCAGTACCTGTAACTGCGGTCGGTAGGAGTGGGTCAATTTCCCGGAGAGTTTTCTTGGTACCTACCGTATCTACA